GTCTCATTAAAATCGATGAGAATTGTGGGTTTGTTGTCTCGGTGGTCAAAGACGGTATCCCACCCGATTCAAAATTGGTGGGCTGTACTTTAACCCCGAACCAGATATTAACGATGTATATCGAACACGAATCGTTTGATGTGTTTGATGATTTATCGGGTGTCTTGCCTCCAGCGATGACACCATCGGTGCGCAAAGACTATCTTGAAGACGAAATAAACTCTACATGATACTCGAAGTCACACGTAAAATCAGATCTAGTCTCACAGGCAACGGCACGTTGGTATCCTTGACAAGCGGGATGTATCTCAACGAAGCACCGCCCCGTCAGGTCTATCCATACATTACATATTTCAATGTAGGAGACGCGCCGATTCACAGCCATACGGGGATCGTTGATAATGGGCTTTGGCAATTCTCGGTTTGGTCAACGAACTTGATGGCTTTGGGGAGTATTACCCAAGAGGTCAAAAACACATTCGACGGCAAAACATTGGCGTTAAACACTTTGACCGAAGTTGGATTGCTGAGGGCGGCGGGTGGAGCGGTGATAATTGATTCACAGGATGAGACCCACACGGTCTACCATCAACCGATTGAGTATCAGTTCTTTTCAACCTAGAGTTTAAGAGCGTGGAGAAACAGATTCAAGTCGCCTCCCCGACGACTTATCCGTTGGAACCCCCAAACGGCTGTTTCTCCACTAATCGGGGTGAAGGAGATTGAAATATGGCTGTTACACATGGCAAATCAGCGGCGGTATATCGGGGCACTAACACCCTCGCGCAAAATTATCCGAAAATTGTCCAGACAACCAATTGGACGTTAAACGCGCCCGCTGAATTCGGAGAGATCCGTCGGCATGGAGATAATTGGGTTACCCGATTGCATGGTATCACTGATTGGAGTGGGAGCTTTGATGCTTTACTAGATGGAGAGAGTAATCAGACCCTATATCAAACACGGCTGCTCGGCTCGAATGCAGCGTTCGGTGGCGGTACAATCACAGTAGCACTCTTTCTGACATCGGCAACGATGCCACGATATGAAGGGCCAGCTTTCGTGAGTGATGTCAACCCATCCGCACCTGTCGGAGATATGCAAGCGATGACCGTCTCCTTTGTCGGCAACGGCACGCTCTTGTTTCACACATAAGGAGAGATTAAGACATGGCTGTTACACATGGTAAATCAGCGTCGGTTTACAAGGCAGTTGCGGCAACGGCTTCTAACTATACCAAAATTGCCCAGACAACCAATTGGACATTAAACGCACCATCCGAGTTTGGAGAGATTCGTCGGCATGGAGATAATTGGGTCACTCGGTTACACGGCATCACTGATTGGAGTGGGAGTTTTGATGCGTTGCTTGACGGTGAGAGTAATCAAACTTTATACCAAACACGGCTGCTTGGTACGAACGCGGCATTCGGTGGTGGTACAATCACAGTAGCATTGTACCTTACAACGGCAACGATGCCTCGTTATGAGGGTTCTGCTTTTGTAAGCGACATTAACCCATCTGCGCCCGTTGGAGATATGCAAGCGATGACCGTCTCCTTTGTCGGTAACGGCACACTGTTGTTCCACACATAAAGCATAGACACTCAATGATTTTAACGGGCGAGGTTGCGGCAATTTATCTTGACGTGACCAAGAAAAACCAGATCGGGGGCGGTTTCTTTTGGCGTATCAATCAATCAACACAGGCGATGATTTGCGAGATTGACCGTTATTGGTTCACCCAAAAACCTCCACCCGACAACCTATTTTTCAAACTGTTTGGGACACATGGCGATAAAATTGATTGCGTGGTGGGAGAGGGTGAGTTGAACCACGAAATCGAAGTCAACGTGTTAGGGTCAGGGTTGGAGTACGAGATAGTTTCATACGATTATCATGAGGACGCCATTCATGATAGATTAACATTCAAAAGCAAATCGGGGGTGCCAGTACATGACCGCCATGATCTGCTAACATCGGGGGTTTAAGATGGCTATATTGCTAGAAGAACAAGGGATAGCATTAAAAGAGCGGCGAGAAAAGATTGACAGCCTTTTGACTCATTTTAGAGGGGAGCGTTTGAAATGTCTGGATTGGAGGCTTGCAAAGGCGACTGACGACATCCGTACGGCTATCATCCATTGCCAAGAAGCCAAAAAACTGATTGACCAATACGATGAAGTAATCACTTTTCTCATGGTAGAACACGAAGGTTATAACGGGCGAGAATAGTCCATCACAGGGGGTTTAAGATGAAAGCGAAAGAGAATTTATTCAAAGATGAATTTGAATATGAGATCGGGGGGATTAAGATAAAAGGTCGGTTGCTCAATATCTCACACTTTGCTGAGTTGGCTGAAGCCTTTCCAGAGTGGGAGACGGATAGCATCGATGATTTAATATCCATTCGCAAATATCAATACAGGGTTTTCATGAAGATTATCGAGATGGGACTCAGGGGATTAAACAAACACCTTGAAGGCGATAATCTGTGGCGGTTATTTAACATGCGGGTTCTTAATACCGATGCCATCCCTGAAATCGTCCAATTGATTTTGGATATTGATGTTACCGAAGAAGCACCCGAAAAAGTGGGTACAGTAAAAAACTCCGAATCACCCTCACAAACTGGGGGTACATCATCGCCGTGATGGCGGCCGTTTACGGGTACAAAATATGGGATGCAAAACTGCTTACACCGCGTCAACTCAATGTTTACATGGACAATCTGGCGTATGTCGTGCCCGATATAACCAATGACAAGTTTGGACTGCCGCCACCCGTGGTTCTACCAAGTAACGAAGTGTTGGATATGGCTGAGAAATGTGGCGTCAAAGTGCCATCGCTGATCAAGCTAAAGATAGCCGCACTTACCAGAAAGTAATGTAATCAAATTAGGTAGTGTGGTATAATGTTGTCCTCCTTGAGTAGGTGGTTAGATTTGATCTTTGCCGTACTAGCGAAAAAGCCCTCGTCGGTAACCAGCCGATGAGGGCTTTTTTTTGGAGTTGCGCTGACATATATCTATGTGTTAGAATTGAGACATCACGCAGTTCGATTCTGCTCGTTAGCCGAGATTTGGTAAAGGACGTGGTTCGAGTCCACGACGGGGGAGACCCTAAGAGAGTACGCTACTAGGTATAGCGGGGCTTGACTGCTAGGAAAGACTAGCACATTAGTTTTCTCCTTCAAAGATTGCGCATTGAAATTTGAAATCGATGACTTCATCAATGATGCGACCTTCGCGATGGCATTGGTTCTCGATTTCATCGTATAAAAACATACCACAGGTAACGTGAACGGTCATCGTGCTATCATCTGCTAGGATTACTTTGTAAACATCAGTCATTATTATTCTCCTTGAACTTTGTGGAGGTTGTCCCACATTTTATCGGTGATGTTAAGTGTTCTGGTTAAGGTATACACAGCGTCTCGGATTACCGAAACCGCTTCAGCGGCGTTGGGGTCATCATTGACCATTTTCTCTTTCATGAGGTAGCGGGTCATTCGTAAAATTGTTGCGGCGATGATAGTGACTTTCATCTTAGTTACTCTCCTTAGAAGTTGGGACGGTCAATAACAATAGGGATTTCGGTTGGGACATCTTCGAGATGGGTATATTGCCCCGAACTTACCCACCCGAATCCGACCCAATCTCGAAAATATGTAAAGTCGGCAACATGCGAAAAAATAAGTTCATTAGAAGCGACCATAAGGGGGCTTCGCATTTCATGACGGGCGACAAAAGTTGCTTTCACGGCTTTGCACCATGTCGGCAGTTTTTTGGGTTCTCTTTTATAGAGATACGCATCATTCAAATATTTTGAAAAAGTGCCATTGCGTGTGCGATAATTATCATGTCTTACATAATCGGGGTCTAACGGGTGATTCTTTCGTGGTTTTTCAAGAACAATGAAGCGGGTTCGCAATACTTTGTTTGCGTTCGGATTCATGATAAATCTCCTTAATCTGAGTGGTTGCTTTTCAAATGGGGCTACCGTTGCCCCATGACACCTTTCGGCGTTTCGTCGTTCAGACTATGTCGCTTTGAATTATTCGATCTCCCATTTATCCATTGTAAGTGACCAAACCCTAACATTTTCTTGATGTCGCCTAGCAATATGACCATTAAATCCAAAGTCTACTTTACGGATATTATAAACTGTTCGACTAATGTAGCAAAATCCATCTCTCCAAGTCGGCAATTTCTGCTCAAAGTAATTGTCATTATCTATTTGGCTGATATAAATCTTCTGTTGTGTGCTTTTCATCTTAATTGTCTCCTTCACATATTGATTCTTCAAGTAAATTGTGAACCTGTTCGTCGATACCTAATTCAGCGGCTACAGCTTCGATAGCGTCCCATGCGCTAGTATCCCATGCGTCTCTCATTGCTGTTGCGAGTGTAACGATTAAGTCTGTGTCGTATTGGCGGGTCATTTTATTTCTCCTTAATGGTTGTGGTTGTTTGTTTCTCCCTCTTGATGACCATATTATACCATAGCATGCTACAGAAGTCAAATGATTTTCACGCTTTCTTGATAAAAAGACAAGAAAAAGGTAAAAAAGTGAACTTAATTGAGATTAAAATATCGTTTGAATATGCTCATCGGTTGCCAGCCCATACGGGTAAGTGTCGCAACTTGCACGGTCACAATGGGGTGGCGAGTTTTGTTTTTGAGTCCGAGAGATTAAATGGAGAGGGGTTTGTCCAAGACTTAGGGTTGCTCAAAGCACCGCTCGAAGATTACATTGATCAGGTGATGGATCATGCGTACATAGGTGATGACCTTGACCCCATCCTCGATATGGTCAAAAGTATGGGCTTGAAATTCTTTACTTTTAGCGGCAAACAAAGCACGGCGGAGAACATCGCTGTCCATCTTTTTAACGTTGCGATTCAGATAGTCGATTTTGAGGAGGGTGTGACTTTGAGGAGTGTTACTATGCAAGAAACCTGTACAGGGAGTGCCATATATGAACCTGAGAGTCAGTGAGATATTTTACAGTGTTCAAGGCGAAGGTGAATATCTTGGAATGCCAGTCAGCTAACCCCAATTTCTGACGAAGTTTCTAGGAGACTAAATGGCAACTATCACAGTCTTATCCAAATTTGAGTTAATCCCGATCGATGATCTCAACGACACCGAAGGCAACCCACAGACCCATGAGATTGAAGAGTTAAAAAAGAGTATCATCCAGTTCGGGGTCGCAGAACCGTTTATCGTTAATCAGGACGACAAGAAAATCATCGGGGGGCACGGACGTAAACGAGCGATACTTGAACTCATCGACGACGGCTATGAGTTACCCGATCGGCTTGTGCCCGTGGTGTTAGGCAACTATACCGAGGAGCAAGCGCGTCTCCTTCTTTTGGCACTCAATAACATTCACGGGATATTTGACCCCGCACTCTTGGCAAAGTTTGTATCCGATTTTGAAGCGCAACAACTTGAAGCGGTCGGTTTTGACCAACAACAACTCACAGATCTCCAAGAATTATTGGACGAGGATATTGAGTGGGATTTGGACAATGCGATGGATGAGTTGGGTAACGTAAAGCAAAAAGATTATGATGAATCAATTGCCGATGACGTGGAGATAATCAAATGCCCGAACTGCGGACACGAAATGCCAAAATAAATTATAGTTTGCATCTATTTAAGATGTGGCAAAAACATTTAATGCCTAGACGTAAACGGAGTCCAAGCGTGATTAGTTTGTTTGCGGGTGGTGGCGGTTCGTCTTTGGGGTATAGTATGACAGGTTTCAAAAAATTGCTTGCCGTAGAAATGGATGATAATGCTGTACAAACATTCAAAATGAATTTTGCGCATGTACCTGTTTATCATGGTGATATTATTCGTTTATCTATAAAGCAATGTATTGAATTAGCTAGTCTGTCGAGCGAGTTAGATGTTCTTGATGGTTCGCCGCCGTGTCAAGGTTTTAGTCATGCTGGCAAACGAAAATTTAATGATCCGCGAAACAGTTTGTTTCGTGAGTTTGTACGTCTTTTGACAGGATTACAACCTAAATGCTTTGTGCTTGAAAATGTATCGGGGTTGGTCAAAGGTAAAATGAAACTGATTTTTGCTGAAATGTTCGTTGCGTTAAAATGTAGCGGATATAAAGTCTCCGCGAGATTACTTAATGCGATGCACTACAATGTACCACAAAATAGACAACGAATTATATTTATCGGGATACGTGAAGATTTAGATGTCCATCCTACTCATCCGAAACCCGAAACTTATCCTATGGCTATAAATGATTTAAGTGATTTCAACTTTTTGCCAAATAAAATACCGATGCCGCGTTTTAATGATAGATATGCCAGATTGTGGGATGAGATCCCTGTGGGCAAATCAGCACAATTTATATTAGGCACAGGTTTTAACAATTGCGTCAAACTTAATCCGCGAAAACCCGCTCCGACTTTGCCAAAAATGCAAACAGGGCGTGGATTTGCAACCATTGCCCACCCATTCAAACGTCGGGCTTTAACGATTGAAGAAGCAAAATATCTTAGTTCTTACCCTTCTCCCTTTCGGTTATACGGCGATTATTCTCAGCAATGGGCGTGTATTGGCAATAGTGTCCCACCATTGATGATGGAGGCTATTGCGCGTCACATTAAAGAAAACATTTTGAACAAGGGGGTTCTTAGTTGAAGACAATTTTATTCATTCAGGATCAGGGGATTGGTAACATGGTGATGGCTACACCCGCACTCAGGGCGATTAAGGAGACCCACCCCGTTAGTGAAATTACGGTTTTGGGTACAAAGCCCGCTCTCGATATTTTGCCCTGATCTTCAGTCACCCCCACATAAGGAGGCGGTAACGTGTCATCCTTACGGCCCGCGTCTCTCGCCATCACCAGATGATAGTTCGGTTCATACGCATCCCAATTGGTTAGCTTTACTTGATACAACTCGGTGAAATGAGATTGTGCCCATTCTTCTGTGTGCTTTGTGGTAAAGCTCTCATGCCAAATGGTCATCAACCCCAAATCGTAATGGCAATCATCGGGCAACTCCGTGATGCGATGGTTTACAACATCCCAACCATGCAAAATATCGAGAGCGGGCTTTGTACCCAAAACCGTAATTTCACTAACGGGGT